TGTGGTTAGCACCCGTCGCTCATACTGATAATCTTTAGGATCACCCCACCCATAGTACTTTTCAGGTTTTCCGATATACGATCGAGAATCGTTTTCAAAAGTACATCCCTTTCGATACAACTGAACGATAAGTAAATTGTCGGATACTACGTCGATTGGTTTTATTTCCTCCAGGAAACCACCATCACTGAACAAATTGACTCGGTTCTCGGCGATCTCTTGTGCCGCCATCTGTCCAAAGTAATCCTCGCCATAGAGTGGCTTAAGTATATCTTCGGATACCTTTATCATGGCCTGTCGCGGGGATAACCCTCCAAGCGATTCGCGTGGATTATTCTTCTCCTTCTCCGAGTAACATGACATGAAATCATTCATACGTAAATTGTAGTGATCGCACGTTGCAACGAACAACTGCTTCTTGAACTGGTGTCTTGCAATAATCCCTTCACCGAAATGATCATGCAATTTATTAACCACCATATCTTTTCCGGCGCTAGGGGGGCCATTGAAAATAATGGTAGTGGTTGGAATGGTTGGCATATCTATCTCCTATATCCGTCGAAACTCTTTCTTCATTTTTTGGTAATAGTGTCGCTCGCACGTATCGGCCAACCGGGTGACTCCTTTGTGGTCTCGCGTGTACTCTGAACGTTTTGTCAGACGGTAGTTCCCGTCGTTATCTTTTGATGATTCGGACAAGGCTGATATAACCCCACGCATCGCTTTAACTCGTTTCTGGTTCATGGTTTTCTCCTGTTTGTTAGATATCCATTCTACTGTATGAGGGCGTCTGAGTCAACGGGTTTAAACTCCCATGAGCTCTTTTGCTCTGGTTTTTCTGCGTCCAGTCGGCGTAAGATCAACAGAATCAAGGTACGCATAGATCTTTTTATAGGCGCGACTCCACATTTTCTCGTAATCAATCACAACATCCCCCCACCACTCCGGATCATTCTGACTGTCAATAGGTATGCCGATCAAATTGAACTCCGGGTTCTTGGTGTAACTCAAATAAAACTTCTCTCCTGGGAGGATAATCTTATCTTTTTTTCCACACAGTTTGTTGTAATTTATAGCACCTTTTACGTGATAGGGAACCCCTTTCATCTTACCTCCGGATGCTCCAATTGCTTTCTGGTATTTGTATAAAGTCTTTGCTGGTTTTGGAACGCCTATCTCTTGAATGGGGAGTGTGAAGTATTCTTCCTTAAAGGCGTCAATGCGTTTCTCTATGTTGGAGATGTCGTCCCCTTCCACCAGGTGGATAAGTAGATCATACAGGAACTTCTTAACAGCAGGAGGGGTATCCGATTTCTTAACTTCCAACCCAGAGATCTTCCATTTATCTTTGCGTACACCCTCATTGTCTACTACGTGCATGATGTATCGCTTCTTGGTCATGAACAGTGACTTGTTGGATACTACTTCACGATCAGTCGCGATTACGTCTTTACGTGAGTCCGGACAATTGAATGCCAACCGGCAAAACTCGGGGAATGTGTCATTCGTTTCTCTGCCAATCATATCAGAAAAATCGACGAGATCTCCGACATCCGAATCAAAATATTCGACAATCTTATCGGGTATCTTGCAGTACGCACTGTCTGTATCACCAGCCACGATATAGTCCAGCTTCGTCTGAATAAACTTACCGGTGGTGTAGTCGAACAAACTAATGACGTTGGGAGTGTAGAAATCTTTGAAGTTTAGATCTGCTGGTTTCTCATTACTCATTTTCGATCATCTCCAAGTATTCTTCGAGTAGTGCATTGGCTTTATAAGCTTGATGCTTACTAACCATTTGCCCAGTTAGCGTAATCGATTTTGCTAAGTCAAGGTCAAATAGCCTGAAGTTCACATTACTGGTTGCACCGTATACGGAGTTGGCAAAAATCTTCAATACTTTCTGAACCAAATCATGAATCACATGAAGTTCGTTGTCGCCCGCTTTGGCATAGTCCGCAGACAGTTTTTTGTTCTTTTTACGTTCCATAAAGATTTCTTGGACGAACTCTGAAAGGATACCAAACGACCCATTAAACACACTTCCGTTGGCTGATATCGTGTACCCTTCTTCACGAATCACTTGCAGCAGATCTCCACCGCTACAGAATAACGCATCCCCCGTAAGGATATCCCGAACTTCGATCTCAGTGTCACTGCCGGTCATTACTCTTAAGTAGTCCTCATACCCATGCTTACACTGGAAGATGTATGTTTCTGGCGACAGACCAAGCATGATCATTACGGATGGATACAGTGCTGTTAGGTCGATAGATAATGTCCAGCCGTACCGTCCGACGATACTGTCATACACGATAGCACCCGGAAACTTTTCTTTGTCGTGGGGGGTCTTGTCCGGAAGTACATAGTTACCTTTCTTGCGGCAGAACTTAATCATTTTATGGTCAATGGGTTTTACTGAACCAACAATGTCAGCTACTCGCACACTCGCCATCCTTGAGATCAGAACCGCCAGGTCCATGATCTTCAACTTGTCGTCTAGTTTTTTCAGGAGCCGCGTATCATGCAACGAATACTCCGCGAACTTTTGTGGGTTTGCTTTTAACAATTCACCCAAGTCACCGTCATCATCGTACATAATCTTCTTGCCGACTCCTTCTATTTCACCCACAGCATCCAAACTGAAAGAAGGCTTCTCGCCGGGGATGAATTTTTTGTAGAGCTCCATCATATCAACATGATGTCTTCCGAACAAGGTCCACGATACAGCGTCCTGTTTATATTCATTGACGTACTCTCGCTTACGGGCCGGGATATTATCCCGACAGAACCAGGAGATCGCATCCTTTTTCGCCATAATCTTAAAAGCACGAGCCATCATATAGGGTAAGTCGAACCCGTTACCGAACCATGCAGTGAATATGTCGATATGTTCCAGGTGATCTTTGAAATTGATGAACAGCTCAAGCTCATCCTCATGCCAATAGATAGTAACCGGACACTCAGAATCATCCAGTGCTATCGTTCCCTTGTATCGTTCGGGGATGAACATCTTGTACTCATTGAGTGTTCTGTCATACAGTGACACAAAATTAACCTCCCCATGAGGATTTTCTGGAGTTGGATACCCCAGGCCATCCCCGAGATCAAAGTCAACCTCGATATCGTACAGGCCGAAGTTCATTGGGATGTCATCCCGGCAGTCCATGAACAAATCCTGTATCGCTTTATAGTTGGGGGGTACATCCGATTCACATATACCATTACGGAACGTAGCGAACTCTTTCATTTCATGACGATTCTCGAAGTTTACCTTCTTCATTCGATTGCCGTGCAGGTTAAAGTACTCTCCCTCTCCCGTGTTGTCAGGCATGAACAAGTAATAGAAGTCGGTAGCCGGTAAGTTCTCAACCGCCATCTCCCCGTTTGTGTCTCGGGTCCAGATGATCATATCTCCGTCATGCTCTACTGCGTCAATATAGTTGAACTCTATCAATATCCGACCTCCAAAAATTTTAGTCATAATACATGAATGTATAAATACAGTCAATATGCCAATGATACCTAATTCCTTACAAGCCGACCTGGTGGACATATACGATAATGAGAATCGTTCTCCTTCAGATTCAGCAAATCTATATGCCAGTGCGATCGTATCGCTGTGGGAGTCTGCTATTGCGCCCGGTGCCGGATCAGTGACGGCGGCTCCTGTCCGATCCATAATTCAGCAGGCGTGCGCCGATGCCTGGGGGCTTAATCAGATGTCCTCACTGCCTACTGCAATCGTCATAGCGACCGCTCTCAACAGCGCCCTGGCAGGTGTCATCGTCTCCGGGGGTGCTTACGGTGCAGGCCCATGTATTCCTCTTGGCCTGGGTGGACTCATGGCGGATTTGACTGATATTTACTCCCTGATAACAACCAACCCATCCGAGGCAGCTCAGAAAGAAGCTGCGGCCATCGTCAACTTCAGTAAGGCCACCCTATGTATCGGTTCTGGTGTCGGATCTCCCCCTGTACCACAAATAGGACCATTAACTTAACATAAATACACGCACCCATGGAGGTCTCCCGTTGAGCCAGCTACAGATCGAACTAGACAAAATCGAAGAGAACCTACGGCTATTACCCTCTACGGTAAAGAAGTCGAGGATCCGTATTGCTCAAAAAGCGGCGATATTGTATGAGATCCTCAATAATGGAACTCGTGTGGATGGGTTAACTCTCCCATACTACGATCATATAAAACGGTATGGTCGGCAGCGGGCTCTCATCATTGAAGGATCCACCTCCAGGCTGAACCCCTATAACATTAACCCCCCGTCGGACTGGACCGGGAACTCCGAGGCATTTTCGTTTCCAACCAACGACAGCTTTATCTTCTATTGCTTTGATGACGACGGCATTCCCATCACCTTTGACAGTAACTCCATGTATTTAATTGCCACTGACCAGGGCGAATTGGCGGGTCGTTTTGCTCTCAGATTGTTTCTTAGGGATCAAGCCGATCAAGCCATACCCGATTATACATTATCCCAAGTCACCGTCAGTGGTGTCGCTCATGACAGAGTGACCTTCGACACACCATTCGCCGAAGTCTTTACGATCGGACAGCAGTTCGGTTTGATGTCTGCTGGGGACAACATTGGTTATATTGAAGTGGGCGTCGAAGGTCTCACGCAAGATCCGACGTGGAATCCGTTCCAGACGGTGGATTTGGACAACAGTTCGCAGGTGGATGCCTGGGTTTCTTCTATGATGATTTTGGGAGACACCGACTTCATAACCATCGCAGGGGATGTGGTTGATGGTACTATTCCGGTTGATGATGTTCTATTGTCTTCCGATCCCAATATCCGATCCGCATCTAAAACACCCTATGCCAGTAACATCGAAGCGAGTCCATTTTTCCCGGCGCTGAATGCGGACGAATCAACTTGGCCAACGGACTTTGATACCATAGATGTCACCAACCGAAAGTTTTCGATTAATAATTCTAATCGATGGGTAGTATCTCCGCAGTTCCGATGGGAGAACAAGTTAATCACTGAAATTAGTTCGGTTGCCGATCCAAATTTAGAAGTTCTGCCATTTGTCCTATTGACAGATTCATACATCGATAACCTCCAGGCGATAACCATCTCATCTATTGATTGGCCCGTTGATGATCCTCCGAGAACTAGCTATTCGTTGAATTCGGGAGATGACAAGGTAGTTTTTTTGGACACCGATGGAACAACAGGGGTCGAACCGTGTACCTACAACTCAGTCACCGACGTGATTGCCGAGTACACCAACAACTTAGGCCCGTTACTTGATCTTATTCTTTCCGACGTCAGTGGTTTTTCTGACACGATCAGTAGTGCAAATGACAATGACGCGACTCAGTTCGAGGGGGTCGTCAATCAATTTAAAACGTTGATGAATAATGCCATCAGTTATCATAACTCGGTACTTTCTGGTACCCCTGTGTTTGATGGCACCATCCCTACATACAATCAATCAGCACTGAACTCATTCTTCAATTATGTGTCGAATAACATCAACGTATTTAAGAACCGTAAGACCGAGATCGAAACCATCATAGGGTCAGCGTCAGCAAGAACTGGGTATGTGGGAGAAGTTATAGGTTCGGTGGACGTCATTCTCAACAGATCATTCGGGGTTAACTACCAGGTCTATCGTGCTATAAAGTCCGCAGAGACAATCACCGACCTGGCTACCCTAACTCGTAAAAAGTACGACGGGCTGAACGGCTAAATACTAACAAAATAGGAATCCAATGAGCAGATTAATACGAAACAGACAATGGTCCGACATGGATCCACTTCTTCGCCTTGATTCTACGGGCGGAGTTTTGAAGCTGAAAGGTATAGATGCTCTGAGTCAATCTATCCGAAACATTCTCTCGACGATGAAATTTTCTCGTGTTCGAACTCAGATCGGAAGTGACTTGTTCAAGATCATCCATAAGCCCGTCAACACAGAGACGGCTGAAGAGGTGAAACGTATTATCTCCAGCGCCATATCGCAATACGACAACAGAATAAAAAGTTTGCGGGTTGACGTCACTCCCTTTACCAACGAAAACTATTTCGAAGTGTCCATCAAGTTTCAAGAAGACGGATCACTTTCTTATGAAGAAATAATAACATTCCTCGACGGAAGGATTTCAGAATGACAGACTATACCAAATACGATTATAATGCACTGGTTGAACGAGCAACTGAACTTCTTAAAGATAAGAACGGGTGGGGCAATGCTTACGCTTCCACTACCGGCCAGGAGCTCATTCAATTGTTGGCGGATACCGCAGATCAGCTACACTATATGCTGGAGCGCAGGTCTCAAGAAATGTACATTGATACCGCCAGACTGGATACCTCTGTAATTGCCAGGGCATCTGAATTTGGGTATCGGCCACGAAGAGCTATAGGAGCCCGAGGTACGGTTCTGTTTGAATTGGTTGACAGTAACGGGGATGCGGTAGTTCCTGATGGTAATGTAATCATACCGCAAGAAACGTCGATGTTTTATGATGGCATAGAATTTATAACATTAGCTCAAGCAGAAATAAAGCCGCCCCAGACTTCTATCGAAATTGAAGTGGTTCAAGGAACCATCGTCGAATACGTTTTTGATCCCGCCGATCCCGAGAGTGAGCTTGCCCTAGAACGGTTTGTAACAATCGAAGATTTCCGTTACCTCGATGATAAGTTTTTCAGGGTCTTTGAGGGAACAGAAGAATATACTGATGTTATTTTTGGATCCGCCGATCTTGCTGCCATCGGCGCAGTATCCTTTGCTGAAAGCGGAGAGCGATATTACGATTTGCGCTACCCGATATCGGGGATGCGGGTTATTTTTGGTGATGCTGTATCTGGAACGATTCCTACATCACCCATTACTGTGCGCGCAATTGAAACTCAAGCAACTCAAATTGAAATCGTAAACACTTTGAATTTCACATTAGACACTACCACTGTTACGGATGATGTTGCCGTTATCCCGGCCAATGAGTATATCTATAGAATAACGAATAACAGCAACATCACCAATTCATTCGAGCCAGAGACAGTAGAAAGTATTCGACTCAATGCTACTTCATATATCAGAACTAACAACCGCGCTGTCTCTAGGGAGGACTATAGATTCTGGGTATTACAGGCAGGGATTGGTGGAATTATCGACGCGGAAGTTTTCGGAGAACAGGAAGTCGGAACTTTCTTATATAATGCTAACAACGTCTATATCAGCTATCTGACACTGGACGGAATGCCGTTATCCCCATCCGAAACAACCGAGCTCCGCAATTACATGTATCGTATTGCGGGTGTTACGGTTCATATGGTGTTTAAACCGGCTAACATCATTAAACTTGGATACGACATTCAGTTCAGGAGACACCCCAATCTCCAGATTTCTGATAGTGAACTGCATGACGTGATTCGTAGAGAGATGACTCGGCTGATAGGGGTCCAGACTGGATCTATTGGCAGTGAAGTTCAAAAATCAGACATAATAGACGAATTTTATCGTGCTCGAATCACTCGTAATGGTATCACTTACCGTATCATCGATTTCATGAACATCGAGCTAGATGGTTATTACGCCATAGAGTCCCCATTCACCACGAATGTTGTTACTGTTTCGGTAGATTCTGGTGCGACAATTAACGACACCGAAGAATTCGTTGTGGACGTCGATGGAACTCAATACTCGGTAATTGCAGACTCCGACACTCCAACCAGCATCGTCGCGAAGATGCGAGACAAAATATTTTTATCAGCCGCATTCAATATTACATTGAATGGTACTTCGATGAAGATAAAATCATTCGATCGAACTAAAACTTTTGCAGTTGATGTCTCTGGTGGTGATTTGAGTGGAATCACGTCAATCGACTATGTGATCATCATACCTCCAAGCACATTCATAAATATATCACAAACAGATCTGTTTGTGCCTGGAAGCTTGTCCATAGTGGATGATGCTGGAACCGTGTACTACGAAGATGATGGTAGTGGTTTGTTGGTTGATTCTATTGGGTCCAATCAATCCGGCACCATCAACTACGTTACCGGGGAGATAGGAGTTCCTGTTGTTGCGGCTGGTAATTACTTCATAAAATTTAAACAAAACATTTTTGATAATTTTACTGCAAACGAAGACACTGCCATTGATGTCATTGATGCCAGGACTGATTATCTGAACGTTGGTGATCTTAAATTATCCACGATAACTTTGGTTTAAGGGGAGATATTACGTGCCAGTAAACACTTATAGTTTACCCAACTCCTGGACCTCAGCGCAGGCTGATGCCTATGAAAGTATCCAATACTTCCTGCCGGAAATCATGAAGTTGAAACTGCCCGAGTTTCAACGAGACACGGGTGCCCCGATCGACGGTTACGTACAGACTGCGGGAGAAATGTTCGATGAGATGCGAACTACTATCCGAGCGATGTCTGGGTATCTTAATTGGGCTGACGCTCCTTTAAGTAGGATTGATACACTTGGTAGCAGTTTTGGTATCGATTTCCCCCGTAACCTCAACGAAGAAACTCGCCGCACGGTTGTTCGTGATATCGTTAACATCTACAAGAAAAATGGTACTCCAGATACACTAAAATGGATCTTTAAAATAATCGGTTGGAACGTTGATCTTCAGTATGCATGGGTTAAAAACCCCGACGATTTACTCCAAGGTAAAGAAAGTATCAGATATAACGGTGAGTATGTTTATGATGGAAGCATCAGTTACGGAGAACTTACCCGAGCTGATCTCGACTCTCTAACTTTTACAAAATTTGTGTATGGTAATGTTGTTGATGTCGATGAAGGAACATTTTTCTTTGGTCGTGATTATTTTGATGAAGCCGAGTTTACTACTGGAGATCCGACCCTATTCACCTACCAGCAAATTCCTATCCAGGGAGAAAGTTATCCGAATTTTCGGACAGAGCCAGGCGATCCCTATGTGGCATCCACTCCATACATCGTTCTGAGAGTAACAGAAGACGACTATCGTCTATTCACTGAAGACTATGTGGATCCAGAAACGGGAATCACGTACTCCTACACCGACGGTGAACGATTCCAGATCGCCCAGGAACTGATTGACTATCTTCTTTTTGAACAGGGCAGACCAGTACAAGTTCGGGTTATCCTTATTTCTGTACAGCGCGATATCGATCAAGTTTTTCCAATATACGACTTTGATTATAACGAAGTATGGACAAACGCTCCTTACGTATTTGAAGATCTAGTCGATGAGGTATGGTCTACTTACGATGAGACTGTCCCGGTTACAATCGACATAGGCGACTCTGGGTTCAAAATAGGACCATATAGTCACCCGTATAGTGCATATACTGCACTATCTCAAGTCGTCATAAGCCCAACACAGCAGATACTTTCGGCAGTCGACATTGACACAGAAGAAAATATCCAGGTGTTTTTTGAGACTGGTGATACGGGCCTTAGTAGAGAATACACGATTCGAGCTAAAACATATCTCACCATATCTGTGCCTGCTGGCGTCACTATTGACGTTCAAACAGTATCATTGCGCGATGGCATCCAAACCTATTCCAGCTTTCAGACATTGAATGCAAGCACTACTTACACGGACGTTCTTATTGCACCAGCGGCAGACGAAGCATTCCATGGAATGCGTTTTGACATTACCGGTACAGTCGGTTCTGCGTTCTCGGCAGATGTCAGATATGAAGCATATGTAT